CAATGACATTTTATATTGATTGTCATTTTATATTGATTGTCATTTTATATTGATTGTCATTTTATATTGATTGTCATTTTATATTGTCATTTGATCATTTTGAATTTTTATTTTAAATACTTAGATAAATATACTTGGATGGAAAAAAAAATTGAAATAGAAAATGAACAATTAAAAACAAAATATGAAAAACTTAAAAAAGAAAATGATGAATTAGAAGTCAAGTATAAAAAATTGCAGAATGATTATTCAGAAAATATAATTATACAAAGTATGAATGATATGAAAAGACGTTATGATGAATTAGTAACAAACAGTGTATCTAAATACAAATATGAAAGTGTTGTAAAAAGATCTAATAATTATTATAAAAAAATATGTACAACAGTTGTTTTATTAAATCATATAATGAAACGTATTAAACTATTAGAACAACATACATTTGATTCAGGTGAAATTGATTTATATAGAATTGATTTTGAAATATTAACTATTATAGAAATTTTGGAAGATGATATGATTATTTAAAAATGAATTAAAAATTAGTAACAATAATTTTAATTAATAATGAAAATTATTGCTATTTGTGGTAAGGCAGGAACTGGTAAAGATTATATTACTTCAAATTACATAATCCCCTATTTAAAAGGATTAAATAAAACAGTTTTTCAATTATCTTTTGCTGATCAACTTAAAGTAAATATTATGACAAAATATGATATATCATACAAGGATCTTTTTGATAAAAAAACGGAAAATACTCGTAAATTATTGCAACTAGAGGGAACTGAATTGGGTAGAAATGTTCATGGTCAAGATATATGGATACGATATTATAAAAATTGGTTAAATATTTTAGAACATAGAGGTATTGATTATGTCATTACCAGTGACTTGAGATTTAAAAATGAATTATCTTTTTTAAAACATGATTTTAAAGATTCTATTATAATTAAAACAGTATCTCCTAAAAGACATCATAATCGAATTTTAAGTGAAAGTAATGGTAACATTGAAATTTATAATACATTTAAAAACCACATTTCAGAATGTGATTTAGATGATGTTTCTAATGATCATTTTAATTTAACTATTAACAATGATCCTGGTGATAATATCCAAGATAGTTTAAATATATTATATAGTTTAATATAAAAGATATTTCTTTAGAAGTTAAGATAATTTAATCTCTTAGTAATATTTTTATAAATGTATTAATACATTTATTTAAATCTACATAACTTACTGGTTTAGGAATATAATCATCAAAGCCCATATTTATATATCGCTGTCTATCTTCTGATAAACAATATGCAGTAATAGCAATGATATAAGGTATTTTTTTATATTTTTGTTTTTTCTGATTTTTATAAAATTCCTTTATTGCTACCAATGTTTTTTCTCCATTCATAACAGGCATTCTAATATCTAATAATACGATATCAAAATCTTGAATTTTTATTAAATCTAAACATTGTTGACCATTTTCTACTATTTGAATATTATTAAACCCCATTTTATTTAAATAACTTACAATTACTTTTTGATTAATATATACATCCTCTGCTAATAAAATACGTATATCATTTTTCAACTGATCCAAGTTATTTTGACGTATATAATTATCAATATGACTATTACTTTTATCATTTACATAATGATTATTATTACTATTGTTATGATTATTGTTATTTTGAGGAGTAAATGTGTTGTTTTCTAACAATTGAATACAAGTATTTTTTAATTGAGATTCTTTAAATGGTTTTACTAAATAGGATTTAAAATATTTAGATGTTTTTGATATTTTTTCACCCAAGCTACTTAATGCTATCAAGGGCATCTTTTTATTATTAAATTCCTTTTGTTCTCTTAATTTTAATGCAAATGTAGGACCATCTATTTTTGGCATACAATAATCTATTAATCCTATATCAAATTGAGTAATCTTTGTAAAATATAATGCTTCTTCACTATTGCTAAAAGCATATGGACGCATTCCCCATTTTTTTATCATCCCTGTTAAACTAATTCTATTATATAAATTATCGTCAACTATTAATACATTTTTATCACGTAATACAAAATCGTCTGATCCTTCTGAAGTTTTATCTGTATCCTCATATGATTCTACTTTTAGAATAAAGGAAAATCTTGATCCTTTTCCTAATTCACTCCAATCTAACCATATACAACCACTCATTAATTCTATCAATTCTTTACTAATAGCCAATCCAAGTCCAGTTCCTTGATAAATTTTATAACTTATTTTATTATCAATTTGACTAAATGATTTAAATAATTTATCTTTATCATTAATATCAATTCCACATCCAGTATCTTCTATATTAAAACGTAAAAATAACATGTTTTGTTTAATTTTACCTTTATCCTTGTTATTATCATCAGTACTATATATTTCCATCAATCTATTATATTCATTTTCTGAAATATGATCTACATTTAATACAACAGTGCCCATATCAGTGAATTTTATTGCATTTACTAATAAATTTAATAGAATTTGTTTTATTCTATGTGTATCTCCTTTTATATAATTTATTATTGGATCTATATTATATATATATTCCAATGATTTTTCACATATTTTAGATACTATAATATCGTTTGTAGATTCTATACATTCTTGTAGATTCATTGGCTTTATATCTAATATTATTTTCCCTGCTTCTAATTTAGAAAAATCCAAAATATCATTAATAATTGTCATCAAATTAAATGAACATTCTTTAATCATTGATAAATAATCTTGTTGATTATCATTCAATTCAGTATCTTCTAATAATGTCAACATACCTATAATACCATTTAATGGCGTTCTTATTTCATGACTCATATTAGCTAAAAATATAGATTTATGATCACAAGCTTGTTCCGCTTTTATAGTTTCTTGACGTAATTGTATTTCTAATGTTTTATTATCATGAATATCCTGTAACATCAATAAATACATATCATTTTTAAAATACGTCTTTTTACTTGAAAACCACCTATACGTCCTTAATGCACCCGCGTCATTAGATGCATCCGCGTCATTATATACACCCGCGTCATTATATGTATATAATCTTATATTATTTGATATTTCTTTTTCATCATTATCAAAAAAATTAGATAAAAATTCTAATTCTTGTTGTTTATCCTCATTGTTTATTATATTTATATAATCATCATATAAACCAGAAATGTTTTCATATCTTTGTTTAGAATATATTAAAGACTTTATAAATGAATTTGCACATAAACATTTCTTGTCTTTATTAAAGAATGCAAGTCCTATAGGCAAATTATTAAATAAACTTTTTAATAACTCAGAATCAATCATTCTGGTTTTGAACGCACACTTATAGTTCTTTAAATATAGACAATATTTTTTTATTGGCTATATAATTGTAAATAATTCTTGTAAATTATTCTTTTAAATTACCCATTTTTTTTTTATAAGTAAATATTAAATTACAATGTCACAATCATTTGAATATGAATTCGTTTTCTCTAAAACATATGATCACAATGTATTCACCAATTCACCAGTAACTCAAACTCCAGAATTTGAAGAACTATTAAAAAATACTGTAGATTCAATGATACAAATTCTTAATATGTATGGAGGTGTAAAAACATTCTCTTCATTCATTACCCATGATAATTTATCTTATAAAGTCACTGTTAATAATGAATAATTAAATTTTAAAATAGCTTCTTTTGAAATATCAATAATTTTTAATAAACGCGATATTTATTTATTTATTTTTTATATATTTTTTTTCCCTGTATATATTAAAAAAATAAATAAAAACATGGCAGACTATAAACTTCTTTTCGCTGGTATTGGTTTACTTATTGGTGGTATAATGTCTCTCGCTACAAGTGCTATTGGAACTCAATGCTACAATGATAACAAGGAATATGGTGACAAAAAAGTATCAAACAAAAGTTTCCTTATTTATAATCTAATCGTTGCTATTCTTATTGTCTTGTGTGCTATTATTTCTATTTACTATAGTTTTAGAAAGAACAAAGCTGCCATTTCTGAAATGGCCACCTCAACCATGGAATCTGTTACATCAGCTTAATCGAAAAAAATGTTATAAAATTTAAATTGTCATAAATTTAAAATTGTTATAAATTCAAAATTAAAATTGTTATATATCGATAATATTTATAATCATATTATCAATGCATTTCATCATTTCAAATAATTTTTTTGTATTTTTACAAATATCTAATCTTAAAAATTCAAAAATATGTCGCTCTATTCTCCAATTTTCTTCAAAATTAATATATTTAATATACCTTAGATATCTATCTCTTGTACTTTGTAACAACTCAATCGTTTCATTTTTATTTGTATACTTTGCCATAATAGATTGTTTTAATAACAAGTATTCAGGATTTTCATATTCATCATCATCAATAATACAAGCTTTTGAAAAAATACTTTCTAAATTAGAAATATCACAATTTTTTGATAAACGTTTCATATACACTTTACTACTTGCTCATATTTTTTCATTTTTTTATGGTACGTAGATATGTAGACAATGTATACGCGTTCAAAAATCAATGTATATGCGTTCAAAAATCAATGTATATGCGTTCAAAAATCAATATTAAACGCGATTTTACGTTTATAATAAAAAACACAAGCCCTATAGCCATTTCCAAAATAATCACTCACCATATTACTCTAAATGTACTTTTACATTTAAAATAACAAAAAATATACACTCGCGCCCAAGTAGTCCCCTCGTTTAAAATACACTCGCAGCCCAAGTCGTCCCCTCGTTTAAAATACACTCGCAGCCCAAGTCGTCCCCTCGTTTAAAATACACTCGCAGCCGTAAGGCTAGGTCGTGTGGGGGTCGTTAACCCCACTCGTTAACCCCACTCGTTAACCCCACTCTTACACCTTCAACTTACCCATTTTACTTATTAACAAGTCCTGTTCCTGCTCCTTTTTCTTCTTATCAAGATATTCATTATACTGCTTTATAAACTTTACATAAATCTTAAATAATCCTTTCTTCTTATCATCATAACCTTTCTCCTTTATTATCTTTTCCTCATCATCAAACTTGTCATATTCATAATTTAAACCTAATACACTTTCTGCATCTTCAAAATTATCATATGCAAAACGATAACCATCCTGCTTTTTTATATCATTTTCAATACCAGCCTTTGATAAACCCTTTTGAATATGACTCTTATACCTTATCGCAAATACAGCCTTTCTTAACATATTAATCTTTCTCAATAATTTACCCTTAGGATCCCCCAACCTCTGTGATGTCACCTCAAATTCCTCAATCTTTTTTATCAACTCTTTCTCACTTAAATTCAAGAATTCCCTCATCTCTAAATCAAATAACTCTCTCTCATATCTTACACTCTGATACCTCTTACCCATCTTATCCATCTTTTCTATATTAATCTTCAAATCTCTTATCCTGTTTTTTACCATCTGCTCTTTTGACATTTCTTTTTTCTTTTCAACACGTTCACCACGTTCACCGTCAATACGCTTTACACTCTTTGATTCAATCATATCTTCAGACATAATTCCCACATTTAAAATAGATCTCAAATTTAAATCACACCTCTTTAAACTAAATTCTATTAAAGACTTTTTGTCATCAGTCTCAACCCACTTCCTAATACTATTCATTTCATCATTCGTCAAAACCTTGAATCTAGGAACATCGTCCGCTAAAAATATATTTCTAAGAATCTTATCCATATCTTCATTCACATTAAAATACGTCTTTGGTAAATTATTAAAAAAACTACTATATGAAATATTCCTTACACTATTTAAATCATAAAATACCAAACAAGCAATTATAAATTTTAAATTCATCGACCTTAACTCATTATACGTCTCCATTGCAACTTCCTTCGACTCACCCTGCTGCATAGCATTTATCATATAACCAGGCTCCACAATATTCTTCATAATCGCATCCACCTTTTGAAATATATCAAATTTATCCACCAAATCTAAATATGGACCCAATTGCCTTATATATGTCTGATATTCCTCCTGCTCCCTCGTCATCTGTGACATACCATACATACCATACGCAGATCTCTCTATATCCGCAAATGACACTTTCATATCATCCTCACTCGCCTCTAACATATTCTCTTTTTGTTCACCATCAATTTCATCGTCTTCTTCGTCTTCGTCATTTTCATCTTTGCCATTTTCTTCTTTATCTTCACCAGTGTATACCATTTCTTCCAAATAATTTTTATCATCAGGATCCTCATCACTCCTATATACACCAGTCGACATATACTGCCTAAACGCCGATAACTCACTCGCTTCTTTCATTTCTTGTGTAACATACATCTCAAATCCAGGCATTATCTTTTTAATTAATGAATTATCAATAACACTTTTAACAATAAGCTTTATATCATTGCGCATTTCATATCCCGTAATCTTTAACTCCTTTCCAATATACTCCACACTACTCACCTGAACATAACTATTATTTGCTAATAATAAATCCGTATAAAAAACATCCTTTTTCTTATATTTATGATCCTTCCCTATCGCCGTCAGATTCACCATCACTTCAGCATCATACCTATTTATAATTTTACCAATCACATTTCTATAATCACCCTTTATCACCTTTACTTGCTCATCCGAATACTTCTTCACCCACGTTTTGTTTATTAATAACCTTCTCGGAACATTATTAACCAATATCTCAACATCATATTTTGATGGAATATACGATCTTACAATTCCATGATAACCCCTGTAATTATCACTCTTTTTTACAATTATAACATTATCACTATGCTTAAAATTAATCGTATTACTCATTTAATATAATAAATGAATAAAAAAATAATAAATATTCCACTTTTTCAAAAAAAATTCAGTTTTTAATCTCTAAAAAAATCAGACTCACCACCCTTTTCTAAACCCACTGTACTCACCTTGTCAGAAATAACACTCGCCTTGTTCGAAATAACACTTGCCTTGTCCGAAATAACACTCGCCTTGTCTAATGATTTTAAAGGTTTTGCATGCTTCGTTTTTTTACCAATACTTAATGCAGACGCAGCCTTAATGGCAGTCTCCGACACATTTTTTAAAATATTTTTCATTTGCTCCTTTGCAACACCCAATTTACCCTTAGTCTTGTCAATCGCCTTTCTTATATCTCTCTCACTTTCCTTTTTTCTTTTTTTCTCATCCGACGTATCCACTACCATCTTTTGCACTTTTTTATATTCTTCTATTAAATTTTTCATTTCCTTTTTCAAATCATTGTATTCCTTTTCAATCACATCCGTTGCACCACCATACATCGAAAACATAGAACCCATACCCCTCATCCTATACATCGTCTTAACCCTAGAAGATCTTGTTCTCGTTCTTGACCTAGATCTAGATCTTGATCTTGACCTTGACCTTGACCTTGACCTTGACACAGATCTAGACTTGGACCTTCTTGACACAGATCTAGACTTTGATCTAGACTTTGATCTAGACCTGGATCTTGATCTTGTTTTTCTATATTGTGGAGATTTTTTAGAAGATGACTTTTGTTTAACTGATTTTTTCTTTCTACTTATAACTTTATAAATCGGTGACCTTTTCATAATATTTATATTATAATAAAATAAAATATTTTTTTAATCTACACTTAGATTGTTTTCTAAAAACAAGGATGACCATTTTTTTCTCTCACTATTATCATTTATATAAGCATAATCTGGCCCAATTAAATTACTGTAAACATCCTTGTTTTTTATCTGATCATCACAACAATATCCTAACGTCCCCACACCTATATTATTGTATTTACAATTATAACATAATGGTATATCATTCAATCCCTTTCCATACCCAGTATAACCTACTTTTTTCATATTTCTAGGCAACTCACATACATTTCCTACTACATCTTGCCTTATTCCACCAAATGTATTTGGATAATTATCGTTTGCTTTATAATATGGACATTCTACATTTTCTTTTGGTTGACTATCCCATATTCCCATATTTTTTATACATTCTTCACGACTTTCACCTTTACCATTAAAACATTTTGCATCCCGAAATATAATTTTACTTTCCCTTTCCTTTAACTGTTTGTTAAACTCTTTTTTATCATCACTTGTTATATCCATTGTACTAAATTCTGATTTTATATATGACATTCTATTTTTTATATTATAATGATTCTCTTCTAAACTACCCATACTAAATTCTACTTCCATTTCCTTATCCATTTCTATAGGCCTTATATATATAATTTCTAAATCATCATATATCGTCCCTAATATAGGATATGTCTCTCCACTTTCACTTATATAATTATTTACATTATTTAAATACATATATACTAATAATTCTCTTGTAAATCCCGCCTTCACATTTGTAGCATCTATACTAAATATAATGTTTAATCTATTTCTATAAAAATCCTTATTCGTATATACTTTATATATATTATTTATCATTTTAGTATACTCTAATAACGTACCCTTTACATATTCATCAAATACCATTTGTATTTTTTTCTTTATATATTCCTTGAATTGAGATTTTTCAAATAATATATCCATTAAATAAAAAGTTTTGTAATCTCTCGGATAATCTTGCTTATTTATCCTCTGATGCAATATTTTTTTTATCTCTTGCGTCTCCCTTTCATATAATGTCTTTGTACTCTCCTTATCCAATTCATCATTGTTAACATTTGATGGCTGAACAAACGTCTCATTAATCATTGGAAACAACCAAATATATAAAATAATTATAATTAATATCCGTATCCATATCCAATAACTATACATAGTTATATATTTATTGATATTTAACAATAAAATAATTATTCACCAATCTTATCAATTCATTTATTATATATTAAAATTTATTTTTCTTTGAGGACCCTGTTGACGCCCCTGTTGAGAACCTTGTTGATGCATCTGTTGATGCATCTGCGTGTTACTAAAACTTTCTCTTTCTCTCTCCGCCAATAATTGTTTATATTTTCTATCCATTTCATCCCCTTTACTACCCTTTTTCTGACTAACCGACTGTGATGAAGATTCCGATTTATAAACATTGTTCATATTTTTTATAAAATCATCCCTCGGATTACCCACACCTTGTATATTATTATCAAAAAGTTCTCTTTGTTGCTGAACTTGTTCAAAATTTTGGGACTTGTAATCTGTTGAACCATCTTCAGGAGGCGTCTCTATTTTCATATTCATTCTATCCAAAAATTGAAAACATTGATCCCTAGCATCATTCATATCTGATGACCCATACACAGAATACATATCTGAAAATGACCCCATTTCAATCGGATTAAATCCCTCTAATACATCACTCCCAACACCTGCATTACCAACACCTGCATTACCAACACCCACATTACCATCTTTTGGATTTTCAACATTTACATTACTTCCTCTATTAATATTATATTCTAACCATTTAAAAGCTTCCTCACCAAATAATACATAATTTCCATTGTCCACAATAATAGTAGGAACATCAGTGATTTTAAATTTTAATATTTCTTGTATATCATAAAAAACCGGGTTTCTAGTATTTGTTTCCGGATTTATATCAATATTGATTCTAACAAAGGATTCAAATAACTGAGGAACTTTAATCAACGAATTTATAAAATTCTGTGAATGAGGACAATAATTACTATAAATTAATATCGGACGCTCAAACATTTATTACTAATAAATATTATAATTTTAAATGCCATACGAACAAATGTAGTTAGATTTTAAAATAAATTATATTTATTAATTATATTATATTTGTTATTTATAAATGTGCGATATACGTCTAAAAAAAATCACAGTAGAACCATCACAATCCCCATTTATCATACAAGGAGGCAGCACCCGCATAACCGATACCTCAAGTTCTTTTAGTATGATTACTGGAGCACTTGTAGTCGACGGAGGTATGGGAATAAATTTTACACAAGATGCCGTAAGTTGCTCTGCAGGAGGAACACTTACTATCGGTGGTGGAGCAGGATTTAAAAAAGATGTTTATATAGGCAAAAATCTTGTATTAGATAGTGCAAGTGGTATATTTAATATAAATGGTATATCTAATAATCGTTTATTTCTTGATACTACAACCAATAAAAACTTTTATATTGCCCCTGATGGCGTTAATAAACGTTTTAATATATCTGATGTAGATTCACTGTTTTCTTATACCAGATCTAGCACAAACTCCTCCACCGGCGCAATCGTAGTACAAGGCGGTATAAGTATAGGATCCAGCCAAAATGCATCCAGTACCACTCAAGGTGGCGGATTAACAGTAGCAGGAGGTGTATCTATAGGACAAAATATTATCATAAACAAAAATATGATACTAGGAGAACAAACATCAGGTACATATGGTGTCAATATCCGTTATACAAATAAAGATCAAATATTATTAAATAATTCTAATGATATTACATCAGGATCTATTAATATCACCGGAAATACACTGTTTGTATCCAATACAAATGATATCTTTATCTCAAGTTCAACTGGAACCATTTCACTTCAAAATAATAATACAACATTAATGACAACTCAACCCACCAATACAACCTTTTTTAAATACATTTCTATCACTGATACTACAGAATCTACTAATTCAAGTATAGGAGCATTAGTAGTTTCAGGAGGAATCAGTATACAAAATTCAACTGATGCAATTAATTTTACTAGCGGAGGAGCATTAACTATCCTAGGAGGTATAGGTATTACTAAAAAATCATTTTTCGGAGACTCTTTAGCAATAGATAATGTAAATGCAAATAAATCAAATAAAGTTGTATTATACCAATCATCCAATGATTTAACTCAAGATAACCAATTTACAGGATTAGGAAATACTGGTGGTGGTCATTTAACTTATCAAGTACCCTCCACAAATAATGATCATATATTTTTTACTGCTACAAGTTCAACATCTAGAAGCGAAATTTTCAGAGTAAAAGGAACAGGTGACATATCTATTCAAGGAAGCTCACAAAGTTATTCAATTATTGGAGGTGGAGATTCTAATAATTCTTTATCTTTTCAAAGCCAAACATCAAATTCTCCAATGTCCATAAATATGTTTACAAAAGATGGAGATGCAAGTGATAATATAGATCTTAAAATTTTTGCAACTGGCACTCCTAATAATGTAACAAATAGCGAATATTTATCTCTAGGATTTACCAATTCAAATTATGTTTTATCAAGCAATAAAACTGGAACTGGACAATTAAAAGACATCATATTACAAAATGGCAATACAAATCAACTTACTCTCTCTACAAATGGATCATTATCTTTCAGTTCTATTAAAATTTCATCCAATTCCAGTACAGGCTCCATGATTTTACAAGGTGGATTAAGTATTAATAATGATACAGATGTTACAAATATTAGTAATGGAGGAGCCCTAACTATTGCAGGAGGCGCAAGTATTGCTAAAAAATTATCACTAGGAAGCGACCTTGTAATAAATAATGTAACCATAAATACATCAACTATATCTACATCTCATTCTAATTTACAAATGACCTCCAATTTATACCCAAGTATGCAACTTGCAAATTCAAGCATTTCTGGCACATACGGAAATCGTTTTACATTGTTCACACTCGGACAATATGATACCGACACAAATAACGAATATCTCCGTATGACATCATTGAATAATAATGGATATGCATTATATACCGAACGCGCCGGTACAGGCATTATTAAATATATAACAATCTATTCCGGAACAAACGCAAATCAATTAACTTTACAAACATCCGGCAATATCGGCATTAATACATCCAACCCCAATTATAAATTAGATGTTAACGGAACTTTACATTGTAATAATACCGTCATATTAAGTAATACAAATGGAAATTCATTGCTAATGTCAGGTAGACTCTATATCCAAAATACATCCGATGCTATTAGTACTACTGAAGGTGGAAGTATCATTTCACTCGGTGGAGTAGGCATCGTCGGTAAATCTTATTTCAGCGGAATTTCTCAATTTTCTAATACAACACCCTCAACTTGTAGTACCATCGGCTCAGTAATTGTTATCGGTGGTCTATCCGTCTCCTCCACAGAAAATTCTTCTAGCTTCACTACTGGTGGTGCGTTCACCATTGCCGGTGGCGCGTCCATTTCAAAAGATCTATGGCTTAACGGAAATTTAAATAGTGGGGCAGGCACAATGTCATCCATTTTCCTATCATCTAATCAATCTAGCATTAATTCCAGTACAGGATCTATTGTATGCAATGGAGGTATAGGAATAAAAATACTAGATAATGCATCAAGTATCACACGCGGAGGAGCCCTAACCATAGCAGGTGGAGCAAGTATTAATAAAGACTTGTACGTAGGAGGTAATACAAATATATACGGATTATCCAAATATACATCTCTTGCAAATAATTTCATTGAAGTCTACGATAACTTGAATATACGACGTATATCACTCGATAAAAACACATCATCTCATAACTTTTCTATTTCCCGTTATGACTCATTAGGAAATTTCGTAGAACGCATATATGATATCTCCTATCTAAATGGATCTGTTACCTTTAATGTAACCACTCCTAGCACATCCGACATATCAAGTGCTATTATCTTTAACGGCGGCGTTTCCATTAACACTACTCAAATTGCTACTAATGTTAGTAATGGAGGCGGCTTAACTATGCGTGGAGGAGCAAGCATCGGCAAAAATTTGTTTGTTGGAGGCGATGTCGTATTTTTATCCACAACTGATAGCACTAGCGTTAGTAATGGCGCCTTACTAATTTCAGGAGGAGTCGGTGTATCAGGAAATATGAATGTCCTCGGTAATACAACTATCACAGGAAATCTAACTGTAAATGGCCAAACAACATCTGTTGTATCTACTAATACCGTCATCAGTGATAACATTTTTGTATTAAATTCTGGACCCACCGGATCTAAAGACGCAGGATTCGTCATTCAACGACAACAATCCGATAATGATTCTGGTACAGGTGATGTCGTATCTGATACAAATGCTATCCCCATTACCATCCCTGATCAAACAGGTATGTCAAATTTAGAAATCAAACTCAACTCTTCTGCCAGTTCTGTAGATAATTATTATACAAACTGGTGGATTAAAATTACATCCGGATTTAGTAATAACCAAGTCAGAAAAATTACAGGTTATATCGGATCTACACGTATAGCTACAGTTTCTTCAGCATGGACAACACAAAATCCATCCATAGGCGACGATATACTACTCTATAACAAACCCTACGTAGGCTTAGTATATAATGAAATTAAAGATCGATTCGAATTTGGCGGCACCTCACAAAATCCAGGACAAACTAACGTTACCTTTACAGATAATATACCCATCTGCTTCTCCACTGCCACATCTACCTCTACACAACCCTCCACAAATTCAACAACTGGCGCACTTCTCATGTCAGGTGGCATTTCTATCTTTAATACAACCGATGCTGTTAATAATACTTACGGAGGAACCTTTACAACATTAGGTGGTGCAAGTATTAATAAAAAATTATACGTCGGACAAAATTTACTCGTCAATAATATTGATATCACCCCCAATTCAGGAGATATCATCTCATCTATCACTTTTAACGCAGCAAATAACCAATCCTCATTTACTAATATCACCGGCCTAATATTTAATTCAAATGTCTGGGGCTTTGATATATACCTTGCATCACGCCTCACCACATCAACTAATAATAACTTGTACTGCAATTTCCATATCCGTGGCATAAATAAAAATTCATCATGGGAAATTATAAAATCCTACGTAGGCGATGACACAGGCATAGAATTTAATATCACTTCCAGTGGACAATTACAATATACCACCCCTAATTATGCTAACTTCTCACAACTCGTATTTAAAGCACGCGCTTTTGTTAATTAATCATATTTAATATAAATTTATATAATTTTATTACATTCATATAAATTTACATTTCATTCATTTAATTCTTATTCATTCTTATTCTTATTCATTCTTATTCTTATTCATTCTTATTCATTTCATTCATATCTTATTTGTAAGATAATCATTATATCTATACGTAAAAAGTTTATTTGAAAAAATTATATCCATCACCTTGTCATCTAACATCGTTGTATATAATAAACTTGACAATTTATACTTTAAATTACGCTTGTCAATATAATCAATAAATTTATCAACAGTTTCATGTATAACCTCGATATACTCCATCTTATTTTCTAATGGTTTCAAATATCTCATTATCTTGTTTTCTATATTATCCTTATATATTCTTATAGCACTTCCATTTTTATCACTGTTTAATACCTCTATATAATCATCCATCTTATGCAAACAAGAATATGTTAATCCACTATATAACTCATCTGCCTGATTATAACATAATAAATGCACACGTGGTAATTTATTAAATATATCTACATATACACCCCTGCCAGAACTAAAAGAACCATTTAAATCTACTATAATACTTTTATCATTATAATTTTCCTTTATATACATTTTATAATATTCATTATAATACTTGTTTAATATTCTACTTGTAATATACTCAACCGATTCATATTCTGGAAATAAATATTTAAATATTTTTATCAATAAACAACAATCCCTCATCGTAAATAATACCCTGTTTCTACCTTCAGCTTCAAGTATATTCCTAATTTGAACAGCAAATAAACATAATAATATAATGTTACATTGACATTGCTCATCATATAATATATACTTTACACTTGACTCCTCATATTCATTTTGTAATCTAAATTCTCTTATTATATTAGCCAATTCCTCCACTAATATACTCTCCAATGTCGTGTATTTATGAATCTGTGTATAAAATGTAGAAATTCCTCTACTATGTGCCATATTTATATCACTATGCATATTATCCCCCATATGCATTTGTATATTATAATGCTTCTTTAATTGATCCCATATATACCCAGATGACTTCCCATTAGGTGTCACATAACATTCTACATTCTTCTTTACACCTATGTATTTTAAAATATTGATAATCGTATTCATCGGTAAATACATATCCGAAATTATAATATCATTATCCTTTATTTTTTCAATATTTGATCTAATCGGAATTATATACTCCATCTCCGTAGATATTTCTAAATTTTTCAAGTTATTAATATAATTATCATCAGTTATATTTGTTATTTCCTTATATTTATCATAAATATTATCAAAATTTCCATTTGATAATTGCTCCGCACGAATTCTATTCATATAATAATTCGGTATATTGTACTTTGTCTCAATTATCTTAAATATATCAGTAGGCACTTTTACCCTTCTTGCAAGTAACGTATCAAAAATATCAAATGAATTTACCACTTTTCTTTCGTCTATTAACATATACTCATCATCCCAAAAATTACTCCGGTGTTTTATATAATTCTTTGATTCAAGAAATTGCTGTATCTGCTTTTGATACTCTATATCATTACCATGCTCCACCGTCATATATTTTATCTGATACTTTCCATAATCAATCGATTTTAATATACCTAGTTCATACCCCTCCGTATCTAAACTCATATAATCAATTATATACATATTATGTTGCTCTAACAATTCATTTATATTTATCGTGTCTACCATAATTTCTTCACATTTCGAATATGCATAATAAAAATCACTTTTAATATACTTTTCTCTTATAAAATCCTTTAAACCACACAACTGATCCAACCCTCCATCAACATTTTGATTTCCACATGGTATAACAAATTTAAGTTTTTCATTTGATCTCTCATATATAGCCCTATTACATACAATATTTTTCCTGTTTTTAATACATTTATTATATACACTCGGATTAGGCTCAACACATATACCACTCCAATTCAAATTTTTTTCTAAATAATACGTATTCGAAAATGTAATCCCATCATGAGCACCTATATCCAAAAACACTCCATTCCTTTTATATGAAATAATATTTTCTATATAATACTTGTCTTGTCCAATTTGTGAATAAAATGTAGTTGGATAACCTAATTCATTTAATGGCTCATTTTTTATTTGCACATTTTTATAACAAATTTCCGTTTTATACTTATTTATACATGTCCCATTTAATACAAGACAAGGTTCACACAAATATATCCTTAAATTATTTTCTAAAAATTGCAACTCATACTCGTGATCAATCGGCGCACTAAATGGTATTATCGTTTTTAATATTTTTTTACAAGCATTTAATGAAAAAAGTATAGCTTCCGTACATCGTGTTATCGATATCGGATTTTCATATATATACTTACCTTGTTCCAATTTTATTCCATAATAATTAAATAAATAATCCGTTTTGTGTTGAGAATTACCACCCCCTAAAACTACTATATCCCATCCCTCAGGTAATTGCCCCACATATAAATTGTTCCACTTGTCATTAAAATTTTCTAAAAAAATAGCATCACTTTCTAAAATTAAAACACTCTCATATTCCTTTTCTACTACCTCTTCTAATATCTTTATATGATTAATTGCAAGTGAAATTTGTGATAAAGATAACATATATTTAACATAATTATCATCTAATAAATCATGAACTGAATAATTAACAAACCGTTTTTGAAAAAGTATTTTATCCTCCTTATAATATTTTTTAATATCTTCATCCCTTATATTATCCTTGTAACAATAGTCAAAATATTTATAATTTTTTATATTATTATTCTTAAACCACTCCTCCAAATATATATATCTATCACGTTCGTTCTCTTTGTTTATAATTATGTAAATTTGAGAAATTTTTTGTAAATTTGTAATAGATCCAATATTATTTAACATTTATCTATAAATAAAAAAATATATTCATAATTCTATCGAAACACTATTTAACTAATTAATTGCATAAACATATTATCTTAGAAATTATAGAAAGTAAATATAGAAAGTAAATATAGAAAATAAATATAAATACAAAATATATATTATAATAATGTTGACATTTTGTAAACCAGATAATTGGATGGAACTTCCAATGTTCAAAAAAATAGAATATTATGGAACAATTTTAACAAAAGAATACGCTGAATACGTTGATAAAATTGAAGCAAAAAGAATAGTCAAGGATTTATGTGGTGAAGATATTCAAGTTGCTAAATTAATTAAAATATTAGAACAACCTGAAGATATATTCCAAGATGATTTAGATAGTAAATATATTATAAAAAGTGCACATGGATCTGGCTGGAATGTAAATATAAATGACAAAACAAGTCTAAGTGATATAATTATAAAGTTACGAAATTGGAACACAACTTATGTAGGCAATAGAGAAAAACAATATAGTTATATAAAACCAAGATTTTTTATAGAAGAAAAAATATATGATTCCATTTTAGGTCATACAGGTGAAGCACTTGTCTATATGATTAGATGCATACACTCTAAACCAATAAGTATAAGTGTAAAATATAAAAACGTTCAAAACAGTTATGATACAAACTGGAATTTAATAACTTCAAAAATACCATTTGATATTCCAAAACCAAAATGTTTATCTAAATTACTCAATTTGTGTGAAACATTGTCAGCAAGATTTGAATTTGTAAGACTTGATTTTTATATAGGTAACAATAATACAATTTATTTCAGTGAATTTACATTTACTCCAAACGGCGGATTCAAGGTCTTTGATATAGAAACTGAAATAAAACAAGGATCGTTATGGACATAATTATATTGTACAATTAAAATATAACAATTTCCAAGGAATCATAATATTAGTCGATTTTTGATATTCTAAATAATTTTTTATATTATCTAAAAGAAATTCGTCATCTTTGCACAAATTTAATCCAAAAAGTAATTTGTAAAAATAGATTAAACTATAATCGTCAGGAAACTTCCAATTATAATGTTGAATAGAAACAGTAACGTTATTAAAACCAGTATTTTTTATCAATTGTGAATCCATAGATGAAAAAAAATTACCCTTATGTCCATTGCTATTATACTGGTTTACAAAAACATTGAGCCATTTTGCTTGTAAAGAGTTTTCTATAACATCTGCTATAACAAGCATTCCAGATGGTTTAAGAATTCTGTAAAATTCTTTATATAAAATTTGTCTTTCTTGATTATTAAAATGATGTAATGTAGCTAAACATAATATTTTATCTATAGATTGTGATTCTATTGGAATATTATCAATTGTATAATGTATTATATCAGTATTAGAAAATCCCTTGTTTGTATCATATTCTAAATATCGTATATTCAAACCTTTATCTATATATTTATCAAGAGGTATCCCACCAGCAAATGCATTTAATAAGATTTCATTTTCCTTTAAATCTAACATTTTAATTGCAGTCATCATTTCTTCGTCCAATACATTTTCATAAGACTGTACTGCATCTAAAAAATTATGCGTTTGATTATTAAAACGCGCAGAATAATCCATTTTTACTTTACAGACGAGAATAAAAAAATACACAATTTTATTACGTTTGATTGATTTTTATATTAACCCTGACTATCATTAAATACACAGGTCAAATCACGCATCTCTGTTAATTTTATTTATAAAAAGTAAAATTAATATTTATATATACTTTATCTCAAAATTGTCTTAAAATAGCAATTTCATTATCATTTAAATCATCAATATTTTCTTTTAACAAGTCTTTTATATTTTGATTATTAGAGATACTATGTAATTCTTATTATTGTATGTAACTATTTTATGTAACTATGTTATAATCGTTCTTCATATTTTTATACATATATGAAGATCAATAATTATTCAATTTTTAATAAAATTACGTAATAATTACGTAATAACTTAATTACTATAAGCACGTTTATACCCCATCTTTCAATGTATTTAATTTTGCTCAAGGCAAAAGGGACTAGACTATATCTTAAGTCTTCATCGTAAAATATACTTTTACTTAGACCCACTAACATTTAGTCGTTGAACCTTCTTCCTATAATTAGGAAGCTCGGATGCGGATTGTCCAATCTTTCACGTTATTACCATTGGGTTCGGCTATTAACCGAGTTCCTCTTACATATTTCTAAATAAGAGTGGTAGTAAAAGCTCTAAGGAGTTTCCCGCAATTTGAAAGTGTCGCAAATATATAATTAATATATATATTTACTAGCAAACTTATTTCCAAGTTTACTTTTAGGCCCATTAAATAGTTTAGGCCTCCCATCGTATATACCCACTCTTTCGAGTTATTTAATTTTGCTCAAGGCAAAAGGGACTAGACTATATCTTAAACGAATACAATTCGTCCATTATCATTTAGTCGTTGAACCTTCTTCCTATAATTAGGAAGCTTGGATGCGGATTGTCCAATCCTTCACGTTATTACCATTGGGTTCGGTTATTAACCGAGTTCCTCTTAAATATTTCTAAATAAGAGTGGTAGTGAAGGCTCTAAGGAGTTTCCCGCAATTTGATAATGTTGCAAAATGTTTTTAATAATTTAAAAACATTCTACTAGCATATTCCTTTTATGAATACACTCTTGCTGGCGTGAATAGGGGGATATGTGTTCACCAGCCATAATGCGTAGAACATTGTAGTTAACTGCATAAAGACGGAGCTTGACAGAACCAGCAGCAGTCATAGCAGAGTCCAAAGTCAACATAAGAGTAGCATTGTCAATTCTGCTCATATTAACCGTACCGCTAGGTTGATGTTGTTCAGGGTTCAAAGCAAATGAATATACATAAATACCAGCAGCTGGGATACGGGTATGATGTTGATAAGGTTGAACCAAGTTGAAGTAAGATCCCTTGCGGGTAGAGAAACGATCGTGACCGTTCAATTGGAGCTTGGCATCAACTACAGTCTGACCACCACTATATGAATAGTCATTCCATTTTTTGGCTGTTTCGTTAGCCGCAGTATGAACAACCCATACAAGTTCCTTACAAGGATGGTTCAAAGCCAACTTGGATTTAACAGATGCATTGCTGAAAGATTCAGCACCAGTGAATTGCAATTGTTCAATCAAATATTCGTGTTGAACTTGAGCAAATTGACGACGCTCATCCGTATCTAAGTAAATATAATCAATATATAATGAAGCATTCGACAATGAATGAGTACCACTGTGAGTACCAGTTTTGCAATCAGCAAAAGATTTAAAAGTAACATTAAACTTGACTTCGTGATATTGAAGAGCAATCAAAGGTAAAGCTAAACCAGGATTTCTACAGAACCAGAATTGTAAGGGAATGTAGAGAGTAACAGCAGATTTGTCAGTTGTGTTTACTTCATAAAGATCCGTATCTTGACCAATCATCATATCATAACCATCAGCCTTTTCGGATGTTTGAGTCAATTCATTCCAGATGTTTAACCAATCACCGTAATGCTTATCAATTTGTTGACCTCCAATTTCAATAACTACTTCGTCAATTAAAGCATGACCAATATTTTGAACCCATCCAAAAGTATCAGAACTAGCAGTAGCAACTGCTGGTAAATCAACTTGGAGATATACCTTGTGAATTAAATCTCCATTGCGAGAAACAGTGCAAGAAACTTTGCGCTTTTATACCCCATCTTTCGATGTAAAGGAATAGACTATATCTTAAGCAAATAAGCGAATAGCTTCGCATTTATTTACCCATCACCATTTAGTCGTTGAACCTTCTCCATAGTCTTAATGACCTTAGGAGCTTGGCTGCGGATTGCCCAATCCTTAATAATATTACCACTTTTCGACTATTAATCGAGTTTCTCTTAAAAGTTTCCAAATAAGAGTGGTTTTTAAGGCTCTAAGGGTGTTCCCGCAATTTGATGATGTTGCAATTCAAATTGTTTAATTAATATCTGATGTTTTATTATATCATCATCTGTATTTTTCTTTTTTGATAAATTATCTAATATATATAAAGGTCGTGTATTTTTCCAATTAAATGCAATCAATTGCTGGTCTTTGATTGTAAGATCAAAACTACATAACTGTTTAACATGATCTATTTGCCAATAAGAACCATAATTATCCCAAGACATTTCTGATGTAAATAAAAATTCAATATATTTAAAATAAAACGCAAGATCACAACCTAATAACTCTTGAGACGAATTACTTTTTCGTTTTATAGCATTTCCAATACGTGTTCGTATATTATGCTTTATTCTACCTTCAAGCGTTTGATTATATTTTAATTGTCTTTCTATATACTTACTTTTATTTCTATTATATTCATCCTTTTTTTTATCTTTCAATATATAAGCATATTTTTCTCTATATTTCTTATCATATTCCGCTTTTTTTTCTTTTGTTACATTGATATATTTTTTACTTATCTCATATTTACAAGATTTACAATTTGGATGATATAAATTTCTTTTCTTATTAAACCAAAAATGATCGATTGCTTTAATTTCTTTACATTTGGTACACATTTTTTCATTCATTATTATATATTATTAATATTAATTATTCAATTTTAAATTACTAGCAATTGTACAAATCAATTCAAAAATTGATTATGGAGTACTAATCGTTTTCCATCAAATTATCCACTTCATTTGATGCGAATTGCTTTTCACGGCAGTTAAAGTTTACCGAAATCGACCGTACCATTGACGTTCCTGTCTAGTAGACAGGGTTGGCGCAAAGGCCAACCTACCCCACCTTTCGGTGTATTTATACCCTGTATAAAACAGGTAGGGACTAGACTATATCTTAAGCAATTTGTTTTTACAAATTACCCATTATCATTTAGTCGTTGAACTGCACTCTTGGATTTTAATTTATTATTTATAATTCATCGATTTTTTAAATTCTTAAATAATTAAAATCTTTAGAGCTTGGCTGCTGATTGCCCAATCCTTTAGATTATTACTGAAAGACCAACGGTCTTGAGGACACGTTAGACTTTGTGGCTAACGCCACTACCCAAGTTTTATCTTGGCCAGAATTTTCTTTCGAAAATTCCTTAGTACTAAAGGCTCTAAGGGGGTTTCAGCAATTTGATAATGTCGCAAATTATAATTTATAAAAAATCTAATTTACTAGTAGCTGTATTATTTATTAATCAATTGATAAAAAACTGGATGGTATAAATATTGATTAATAGAGGAATACTAACTGTTTTTCTATAACATATCCTCATAGTTATAGCAGGCTACTTTTCAACCCTTCATTCAAAAGGTTTGTTCAATACTTTCAATTGAGAAGTTAGTGTGACGTCTGTATACGCAAAAACAGACTATTGGGACCATATCTTAAGTCATCATCGAAACTGATTATATTTCTCCGACCCACCACTATTTGGCCTCTGAACTGCATCCATAGAAATTTTATTTTTAAAATTTTCCTTAGGACTTGGCTGCTGATTATCCATTGTTATCATCCGGACGATTATTACCGAAAGACCAACGGTCTTGAAGACACGTTAGACTTTGTGGCTAACGCCACTACCCAAGTTTTTTTTTCTTGGCCAAAATTATGTTTCCATAATTTCTTGGTACGTCAATGATTTTTTAAATATACTTACTTTAAATTCTTGTTCTTTTATCAATTTATTAAATATTATATTTCGTTTAGATGAATTTTCTTTTATTGTACAAGGTCGTAAATTTTCCCAATTATAACAAGCATTAATTTCTATTTCTAAAGAAAAATCAAAAGAAGCACATGGTTTAACATGATCTATAGACCAATAAGATCCATAATTATCCCAAGTCATTTTATTATCAAATTGATATTCTAACCATTTTATTAAAAAAATTATATTACATCCAATATATGTTAACGTATTACTTTTTTTACGAATACAATCTCTTATACGTTTATTTAATGTATTTCTTAATTTATATCTAATGTCATTTGCATATTTATTTTTTAAATATGCATTCATATAATCTTTTTGTTTTTCTTTATATTTTTTAACTTTATCTTGGTTAGATTTATACCAATCATTCTTAGTATGAGCTGCTTTTTCTTTATTGCATTCATACCAATCTTTTGATTTTTTTTTTTAATTTTTTCACAATTTTTGTTATAGTAAGCTTTATCAATTTCTTTCTTCTTTTCTTTATTATTTTCACGCCATTGTTTATCTATAATTGATTTACAATCTTTACAATTTGGTCGTAATCCATCCTTTTTCTGTTTATCTTTATGAAATTCTATTTCATTTTTTAAAACATTACATCTTGAACATAATTTCATATTTAATATATTATTATTTTGTATAATTTAAAAATCATTTTTTTTCGGCTTTAGGAACTTCCAGCAATTTAATGGTGTCGCAAAATAATATTTGTAAAACAAAATTATTTTACTAGCAATCACTTTTAATGATTACTAAGGCCGTATACATTGTTGACCTTAAAAAAAGTAATTTGCTCTAATACCCTGTCTTTCGACATATTTAAATCTATTTAAATAGATTAGGGAATAGACTATATCTTAAGCAAAGAAGCGAACAGCTTCGCATTTCTTCACCCATTACCGTTTAGTCGTTGAACTTGGGCCATAGAAATTTTATTTTTAAAATCTTCCTTAGGCTTTAGCTGCGTGTTTGTCCATTTCAAAAATCAATAAAGATTTTATCATATATTGCATTATTACTATACCCCAGTTTAATTCTGGGCCAGTAAATTTTTTCAAATTTACTTTAGTAGCAAAAATCTTTAGGATGTTACCGCAATTTGATAATGTCGCAAATCTAACTTACATTAGATTCACTAGTAGTTTTATGAGTAATTACTCTAGGAATAATAACAGATTTTTCTATAACATATCCTAATAGTTATAGCTGACTACTTTTCTTCCCCAATTAATTAAGGATTACCTGTACATTTCCTCTACCTTATCTTTCAATAAGGAATAGACTATACCTTAAGCAAATCGAACATCAATCCCGATTCACCGAAAACCATCTAGTCGTTGAACCTTCTTCCATTTTTTTAATTAGGAAGCTTGGCTGCTGATTGCCCATTTCAGAAATTTAAAAATTTCATCATATTATTCATTTTTACTACATTACAAAATCATTTGATATTTGTAAAGGTAATTTCAAAGAAATTACTATCCAAGTTCTTCTTGGCCAATTTAATCTCACAATTAAATCTTAGTAGAATAACCTTTAGGGGTTTCCAGCAATTTGGCTTTCTCACCAAATAATAATTATTAATATTATCTGATTAACATCGATAGATTAAAACGACGTTTTTTTACCCTACAGGATTTTTAAGGTAAATGTCCTGAGCTCCATCGGTTATCTAATGCCTTTCAACATTAGCCGGACTATATCTTAAGAAAAATTAATATAATTAATTTTTTCCCATCTTCATTTAGTCTCTGAAGGTTTTTCCTATTAAATATATATTATATATTCAATTTTTAGGAAACTTCCCTGCGGATTATCCAATTCTTGATGTTTTTACCATTGGGTACGGCCATTAACCGTGTTCCTTTTAATACTCACGCACTAAAAGTGGTAATCAAGACTCTAAGGAGTTCCCCGCAATTTGAAGATGTCGCAAAATTGAATCCCCAATTTCACTAGCCAGTTATATTATATCAATTAGATACCCTGTATTTTACACTATTTTCCCTATATAGCAAATACAGATCTATATAGGTAGCTGACTCTTGTGCCCTAAAGCTCACTTAAGGCAACTAATTGCATTAATCCACCACCCATTTTTTTTTGTTTTTTATACTATACAAAAAGAAAAAAAAATTCTGAAATTAAACTTAATTTATAAATAATAATATATAAATTTATACTATTTTTATCGATTATACCATTTTTATCGTCTTTTTAATATATTTTCTCAAAATGTATTTGATAATTCACTAAACGCTCCCCACCTTTTAAAATATCCCAAGGATCCCTGTTCGTATTATTACCCCTTATTACTAAATCATACCCATAAGATCTCACATACTTTTTTATAGTAGAAATCTCCGTCTCACTTAATGATATAATTTCCTTGTCCTTACCATATAATTTTTTCATACCCTTGTATGTTATTAAAAATAAAATATTAAATATAAATTGACTCGTTGATACCTCCTTCGCTATCTCCGCCGTCTCATCCTCCAACTGCAAACATATACTATTACTCTCCCCAGGAGGTTTGCTATATATATTCTCTACAATTTCATCCAAATTATCATCCTCCAATTTATCATCCATGAATAAGTATATTAAGTATATTAAGTATATTAAGTATAATTTATTTTATTTTCACAATTTTTACGAAAAAACTCACATGCACTATTATAACCACAATTTATTAATACATCTTTCATCTCATCATCTATATCAAAATTCATCGTACTTATAACCCTATCCAAACATATACTTAATGTACGCAATCTATACTCTAACGTTATCGACCTCGACTTGTGTATTAAAAAACAATTCATCACATTATATATATAATCCTTTATATCACCTATCTCCTGCTTTATCTTACCACACTCACCCCTCTCTATAGATGTCTCCACCACCACACCCACAATTTTATCCAAACAATCTTTATACACATCTATCGGATAATTATTTACTATCGCACCATCCACATAAATATCACCATTATAACGCTGCATAGTAAATACAAACGGTATACTTATTGACATCCTTATTGCACGCGTTATTTTCATATCAGGCGAAGTCATATAATCAAATATCACCTGCTCATACCTATTTAAATTCGTCGCCAAAATCCTATACTTTACTCCCGTCCTTTTATATAACCCCAAAAATGTCGTATCCCTACTATACCCCTTACCCTCCAATAAACTCTCAATCCACTTCACCACATTCTTACCCGTATCTATACCATACCTATTTAAAAAATTTCCTATATTTATATCCTTTAAACTATCAAAATTCTGCCCCTTTATCTCACCTCTCAATTCCTCATCACTATAACCCAATAAATATAATAACCCCATTATCGACCCCACAGACACAGCACATATCTCCCTTATATCCATACTCAATTCCCTCAATCTCCTAAATACACCTATATACGCTATCCCCTTCACACCACCACCCGATAATACTAACGTATCCACTTTCATCAATTCATTCAATTCATTCAATTCATTCAATTCATCAACATTTTTTTCTTTCATCAATTCATCAACATTTTTTTCTTTCATCAATTCATCAACATTTTTTTCTTTCATCAATTCATCAACATTTTTTTCTTTCATTTTAAATAAAATATAAATTTATTAAAAAATACATATTTTATTTTTATTATTTAAACAAAACAAAATAAAATACAATAAGCTATGCCACTTTACACAGTACATAAAATATAATACAATTAATCAATACAACAATAGGATACCATATTAAAAATGCGCTTAAAAACGCCCTGTTACTACTTTTTTGACCGTCTTTTGAATTCAATGTATTTGGAGCACTCGTATAAATAGGCAAAAATACACTTAATACTAATATACTACAACAAGCAGGATTTACTAATGCAGTTATAAAAGGAGAAATATACTGCCCACCCGGGATCATACATACTATTTTTAATAGTTTTTGAGCCATATATATTATATAAAATATAAAAATTATTTACATTTCTATTATATTTACATTTTACACTTACATTTCTATTATATTATGTAAAAAAAGATCTTCGTTATTTAATTCTATAATACGTTCCGTAAACTCGTCATCATTCATATAAAATAATATTTTATAATCTTTTATATCTAATTCACTTAACTTTTCATTTTTTGATACCAAATACTTTATCACATAATTTATATCACATATATACCTCTTATCACTAAAATAAAACATAAAAGCCCTCATATCATTTGTTATATCCAATACACAATCACCATCCCTATTTATTATGCTACAATGCACAAATTTATACCTATCTGATAAAACATCTTCCTTGTTTTCATTTAATAACACCAATTTCTTATTCACCTTATCAATATTATACCTCTCCGATATAAAACATACCTCGTGTAATTTGTTATTATGAATAATATCGTATTCATGAATCACATACTTTTCATCCACCTCTACTATTCCCTTTGGCTTGATACTATCCTCCTTTTTTGTCAAATAATCATAAAATAATATACATTTCCTTAAACCATATAACACACCATGTAACAATATTAACTTATAATAATAAATAACACTTGTCATACATGATTTTATACCATTTAATCCCCTCTTTAATAATTTATACAACATTTATTTAAAATTATATATTTATTTATTTTTAAATAAACATATGAACTTTGTAGAATTTCTTAAAAATAACTCTGTTGTATCATTTAATACATCATTTAATACATCCGTTAATTCATCAGTTAATTCATCACTTGATAATACATCAGTTAATACATCACTTGATAATACATCAGTTAATACATCACTTGATAATTCATCACTTTATAATACATCACTTGATAATTCACCATCATCACCTTCATCCACAAAACAATCAAAAAATAAAAAACAACAAATATCAAAAAATTCCATTGATACAAATAAAGCAACAGCGACAACTCGTACAGTAACAACGACAGCAACAGCAACAGCAAATGATAATGTTATTCAGCAACTTCAAAAAGGAAATTTTGTAAGAATAGTAAAATATAAAAACAGTATTTATAATTACTATAAAAATTACATTGGTGAAATAAAAGAATATAATCCATTTCAAAATACAGTTACTGTATTTTTACATGCACCACACAATTTTAGAGTACTTCATTTACATGAAGATCATGTAATTAAATTGTAATGTATCGTATACTATATATTATACATTACCCTTTAAAAATTTTCATATTTTATTACTTGCTGAGTATCAAATAATTCTTGCAAATATTTATTTAATTTTTTCATCTCATCCAATCTACATTCTCTTGACATATCTGTATCAAATACTAAAGCCTTTTTATTTATTACATAATAACATTCCCTTTCTATAGGATTGTCATTTAATAATATCACACACACATTCTTGTATAACGTTTTTATATTTCCATTCGAAATATATATAAACCACACCTTGTCACCCTTTAACTTGTAATCCATATACATCTTATTAAATGTATATAATCCATTTTTTATAACATCGTCATTTTTACCACTTTTCAATTTAATATACCTTTCAAATTTTTTTAAAATATAATTCCTATAATTCACCTCAATAAATGTCTTTAAACACCTCTCTATATTTAATAAATTTTCATCACTTTTTACATCAATGTCAATACAATAATATACCTCCAATAACGAAGTCATGTTATATCTTATTAATATTCCTTTTTAAATTAATTTTTTATATATTACTCACTTTTTACATATTATACACAATAACCAATTTTTTATTCAATACATTCATTTTCAAATTCTTCTTCAGATTCACTTTCAAATTCACTTTCAAATTCACTTTCAGAATCAATTGTAAAAAAATTATTTAATTTATATTTTCCACTATATTTATTATACTCACCATTGTATTCACCATTGTATTCACCATTGTATTCATCATCATTACATTCATCATCACATTCGTCATCACATTCACTAAGTGCTTCATCTTCAGTTTCAATTTCATATATAGGATAATTAAAAACATTGCATAATTCTTCCATTTTTACAACATATTTTTCTAAAATCCAACTGGCAGCTGTCCATGTCATCCCATTTTTACATAAATCAATATCAATAATAGCATCCATCATATCTTCCTTATTAAAATAATCCGTATGTACACAAGCAAGTTCCAAATTGATATATTCTTCCATTATATGAATAGCAGCAGTACGATAATTAACTTGCGAATACGTTAAAATTTCAACTGCCAATTTATAAAAATTATATGAATTCTTAAAACATGTTTTAATCCTATCCATTTCCATTAAACCTCTATAATATCTCTCAATTTTTCAATTTTTGATAACTTATCAAACTACTTCGTTTGCTTTAAATATTATTATTATTAATATTAATTAATATCACGTAATATCACGTCATATCACGTCATATCACGTCATATCACGTCATATCACGATGCTTTATATTGATACACCAACTAAAGGTATCGTTAATGGTTTAAGAATTGCCATTATTATGTTATCATCTCCCAACATTCCTAATTATGCCCATTTTGCTGCTATAAATAATTATTTATATAGTACAAAACATTCATATGACTTTATAGTAGAACGACAACCAAGAGATACTTTAAATAATTGGACTTGGGATAGTCAAAAACAAAGTAGTGTATCATGGTACAAAGCAGAGTTATTAAAAAAACACTTGGTACATTATGATTATATCTTATTTATTGATTCAGATGCAATTTTCAATAACTTTGATTACACAATTGAAAACGAACTTGTTCCGTTAGTAAACAGTGACAAATGTATAATATTTCAAGAAGATATTTGGGAAAGCACTAATATCGGAACACAATCAGGACTTGTTTGTACAGGATTAATTTTTGTAAAAAAATGCCAAGAAGCTTTTGCTATACTTGACACTTGGGCAAGAGCACCTTACGTTGATCAAAATTGTATTCCTATGAGATATATACACCCAAGAGAACAAGAATGTATAATGTATTTAATGAAAACTAATAAAGACATTCAACAACAAATTTTAATCTACCCAGCATATAAAGCAATGTTTGGACAATATGATGCAAAATGGATTATTCATATGGGAGGCACAAATAATTATAATAGAACAGAATTAATATCACGATATTGTTATGCACAATTTCAAGATTTTATTAAAAATACTTCTATCCAATTACAAAAAAATTAATTCTTAATTCTTAAACTGTATAATCAGATTAATTATTCATCTATTTCATTAATCATATATTTTATTTTTGTTGTTTCTAATGCATTTAATTCTTCTGCTTTTTTATTATATGCTCTTGCAGCATCTTCCTCATTTTTAAAAGTTCCACAATCAATTCTTTTACCATTATATTTTATATATGCTCTAAACTTATCAGAATCATTTCTAATAGATACTCCAATGAATCTACTATATTTTTTTTTAATACTACTAATATAATTTTTTTCCACATTTGTAAAATTATCTATATCATTTAGTTTATATTTGGTTCCAAAATGATTATTAAAATATAATGCCTGTTGATTATATACTTTTGCACATTCAATATCACTTTCATTTTTTATTAATTTATAACTTTTTTTTTTATATTGAATACTTGCTTCAAAAATTTGCTTTGATTTTATAAAATAAACACCATTAAACTGTGATGATTTTGTTTCAAGTTTTTTTTTACGTAATTCTTCTGGAATATTTCTTGGATTAGAAATATAATCTTCTATATCATTTAATCTATAATGTACATTTAAACTTTTATTAAGATATACAGCATAATCATTATAAGTAATAGCTGCCTCCAATTCTGTTTCATAATCACCTAAAAAAATAGTATCATTATCTTTTGTTATTCTTGCAATCCATTTATTTTGTTTAATACACCAAGATACACCATTATATTTACTTAATTTATCAGTTCTGCATATAAAATTAGAATTTACATATTTCTGCTGCTTTTCAAAATATACTTCTTCTTCATTTATAATTTCTAAATTATTTTTAAGCTTATCAGCATAACTCTTAAACGAATTATAATCCACAAAATTATATTTATCAGTATATTCAATACTATTTTTAATTGTATGAATGGCGTAATTTAACTCCGTATTATCACTTAGAAAAAACCATTCATTACGTCTTCTTATACGAAAAGGCTCTAACAAAATATGAATCATTTTTTCAGCATATCTCATATTATTTGATTTAAACATCTTTATCATCTTTAATGATTTCTGACTTGAACTAACATTAAGTGTTATTAAGCGTCTATCAGGATTTTCACCAAGACCAATTTTATAAGCACCTAAACTTGCAGTATCTTTAATTAAATAAATGTAACCACTTTTAGAATAAAAACCTTCCATTTCTGGTTTATTTTCTAACATTTGTATTTTTTCTATTTTTTCTTGTAATTGATCTTGTAATTCTTTAGACTCTTCTAATATTACTTCCTGTAATACTTCTTCTAATTTTAGATAATACATTCTGATTTCTTTACTCCTTTCTGTTCCTGCTAACATACATAAACTCTTAAATGTTTCAATATTTAACATCACTTGTTCCTTGTTATGACCACCGTGAACTTGCTCCACCGAATTGTGGAGCAAGATTTTATAATCAATATCTACAGTAAAATGTTTTTCTAATATTCTTTTAGCTGGATCTTTTCTTGAAAATCCTAACCATTTCCATATATCATCTAAATCAATGACAAAATCAGTTTTAGAATTATAATTAATATATGTGTAAAAACTTCCTAAAAAAAGTTGCTGTTCTTTACTAGTAAAATGATCTTTAATCTTTTCTATAAATCGATTGTTGTACGCTTCTTTAAAACGTGTAATTGGATTTTTTTCAATTAATGTCACTATATTTAATGTTTTGTTTTGGGATTCCATTTTATACTTTTTATGTTTCGATACCTTTAAATACGTTTATTTATTTGCAATATTTTGCACACTTTTTTACAAATTATTATATTATTTATTATTTGATAACTAATATAATTTAAAATTTATTTAAATTAAGCAATTTCTAATTGACGTCTATTAGCACCCATTGGTGTTTCATAACTACTTTGAGACCATGGACCAACACTCTCCTTTGGAATTGGAGGAGCAGATCTCAAATCATGGTATGCAATTTTATTGGATTGTAATACCGTATTGATACCAACGTGATATCCACTAATTAAGAAATTTTGTTCCTTAAGAAGTTTTGAAATAGGATTTTCCTTTGCGAATTTATCAGCATCCTCATATTTAGGCAACAATTCTTCAGCAGCCAATGGAGGAACACCCTCAACTACACGTTTAAATTCACTACCTTGTTTATCACTTCCAATTTCAAAAACTGCTTTACCAGTAGCCTCTTGCAATACTGGTTGAGCAATCTGTGCAGCTTGCATCACCTTTTCTGATTCCTTTTTTACATCCTCCAACGTTTTTCTATCCTCTACTTTAGCAGGAGGAGGAGCCACATCCATGGAAACATTCTCAGCTTCCTCTACATACATTAAATCATCCATCTTTTCCTTTTTTGTATATGTAATAAACAAGTAAATAGCAGCAAGAACCATAATTAATTTTAACATGTTATTAGATTGAATTTCTTTTAGAATGTTCATTTTGTTTTTAATATAGTATAATAAAATAAAATTTAATTTTAAAATTTCTTATTAATATTATTTAAACATAAACTAACTAAACAAGTAACTAATTAATAGGTAAAACATTAACTAATTATTTTAACTAAATATGTCAGATGACAATCTTTCTTACATATCAAATATTTCAAATGAAGATGATATCATCTCGTATTTTTTAGATTATCATACAATCAATATTATATATATGTACCAAGATCTTAAACAACGATTTAATGCTTTTAGCCCATTTTTTCTAGCAAATTTAAAAAGCACCCATCTAACAGATTTTTTTATTACAATTCTTTATTATAAAGACACCCTCCAATATCAAAACCCACCCCTAATTATCCCATTCGTAAAAGAATATCAAAATGAAATTGATATATCTTTCAATATTGTACAAACATTTCTTAAATCATGCAAATATAACTTGAATTATAATTCATGGTGCCACTTTTGCTATTATAAAAGTAATCTATCAGAATTATACATCTAATTACATTTACATCCATTATTACATCATTTATTACATTAACATTTATTACATATAATATTATATTACATATTATATATAATATACTTTTTATTTTATACACCGGCCATTTTTATCAGTCATTTGTTTTTTTGGGATACCATATAATCCATTTATTGCCATTAAAAAACAATCTGCCCTATCATCCTTTTTCCCACATGTCATAAAATCTCCCAACCATCGTTCCTTTTCATCCTTGTTAAATTTATTTTCTAAAAACCACTTTGTATATTGCACACTTAACCATTTCCTTTGAGCATATAACCCCTTTAACTTACATTCTATTACAGGACCAGTATATGCTTTTAACTTGTTCGCCGCTCTTACAAAACGTATAGTTGTCTTTTTATCATTAAATAATTCTACCAATTTACCATATATAATATGACTTGTAAATATCGCCTTACGATTAAGTTTAGGTTGCAATTCTATAATTATCTGTGTTAATTTTTCAAAAACATCCTTGTTATCATCATATATACTTTGCAATCTACTTAATACAACTTTTGTTATATCCTGTAATAAATAATCATTAATCTTTTTCGCCTTATACTTGTTTGTAACTTTTATCTCCATTCCCTTTGGAAAATGAACTTTACATGTATATATAGTTTTTCCATCGTCTATATATTTATATAAACATCGTTTACCACATACCTTGGCATTTTTTAATTTACCTTCACATAAATGTTCTTGATCTTCTAATGTATTAAATGTATGCCATAATTTTATCGAATACGTTTCCATCATTTTCTCATTTTCACAATCTAGTATACACATTGCTAAATTTTTTAATCCCACATCAATTGACAAAATCATCACCTTCTAAAAAACTAAAATATTTAAAATTTTTATTTTAAACACCTTACGTTTTAATACAATATTAAATTACCTATATAAATATAATTAAAAAACTATGCTAAATGAATTTGAAAAATTATCACTGAGAAAATTCAAAATTAAAAGTATTCTTCCAGATGCGACCATACTTATCCTCGGAAGGCGCAGATCGGGCAAGTCACTAATGAAAGGAGAAAAAGTACTCATGTTTGATGGAACTATTAAAAATGTAGAGGACATTAAATTAGGAGAACTTGTTATGGGTGATGATTCAACTCCCAGAACTGTTTTAGAAACGCATACTGGAACTGATAAAATGTATAAAATAACAAATCGTAGAGGAGAAAGTTACACTGTAAATAGTCATCATATTATTTCATTAATGTATACAGGTAAAAAAAATATAAGAGAACGTAAAGATAAACATAGTTATCAAGTTACTTGGTTTAATAAATACAAATATAAATTAGATTGCAAATCATTTTCATATAAAAATAAAAACAAACAAGAAGTTTATAATCAAGCCAACGAATTTTTAGATAAATTTGTAGATGATCGTAAAGTTGATATTCCTATTGAAGATTTTTTAAAATTATCTAAAAAATATCGTAATAATTTATTAGGATATCAAGTACCTATAGATTTTCCAGAAAAAGAAGTACCTATAGACCCATATATGATTGGGTATTGGTTAGGTGATGGAACCTCGTCTAATTCAGATATTACAACACAAGATTCTACTGTTTTATATTATTTTGCAAAAAATCTCCCTAGTTATAACTTATTTTTAGATATGTTTGATAATAAAAGATATGGCTATAAAATTTCATCTGGATATGGACAAAAAAATAACATTTTTTTACAAACTTTAAAAGACTTGGATTTAATTAATAATAAACATATTCCTTTAGTTTACAAATGCAATTCTCGTGAAAATAGATTAAAACTTCTTGCTGGATTTATTGATGCTGATGGACATTTAGGTAAAAGAAATGATTTTGAAATTACACAATGTAAAAAACATGAAAAGTTAATGGATGATATCATTTATTTAGCACGTAGTTTAGGATTTTCTGCGACAAAATATATTAAAAAAACAACTTGGACACATAATGGAGAAAAAAAGTACGGTGAAGCATTAAGAATTCATATTAATGGAAAAGGAATAGAAGAAATTCCTACACTTATTCCTCGTAAAAAAGCTCGACCAAGAAAGAATAGAATAGATGCATTAGTCAGTCAAATCAAAGTAGAAGAAGTAGGGCAAGGAGAATATTATGGTATAGAATTAAATTGCAATAATAGGTTTGTATTAGGTAATTTTATAGTTACACATAATAGTTGGCTTGCAAGAGATATATTTTATCATCATCAACATATACCATCGGGTATTGTATTTTCTGGAACAGAAGAAGCATCTCCTTTTTTTGGAGATTTTATACCAGATTGTTTTATACATCCTGAATATGACTCTGAATTAATTGAAAGTTTGCTTAACAAACAAAAAAGAAAAATAAGAGAAGCCAAGTTACAAGGCAAATCTGAAACAGGAAAACTCCCCTCTAATAATATATTTATCGTCCTAGATGATATGTTACATGATGCTCAAAATTGGAAAAAGGAAAAAACTATAAAAAGTATCTTTTTTAATGGAAGACATTATAACATTCTTTTTATTCTTACTATGCAATATCCATTAGGTATTACACCGGAATTACGTAGTAACATAGATTATGTATTTGTTTTTAACGAACCTTCTATCAAGAATAGAAAAAAAATATATGACGACTACGCTGGCATGATTTCATCATTCGACTACTTTTGCAATATATTAGATTCTTGTACACAAAACCACGAATGTCTGGTCATCAAAACGTCATCTAATAGTACAGATTTAAAAGATCAAATTTTTTGGTATAAAGCTGAAAATCATAGTAATTTTTATACTGGACATCCAAAATTATGGAAATTTCATAACTCAAATTATAATATTAAATATGAAGAACAAAACGAAAAAGATATCGAAAAAGTACAAAAATTAAAAAAGAAGTTTGCAAATACCAGAAAATTAAAGGTCTTGGTTAATAAAGACGGTGATATCATTGATGTTAACCCAGGAAGTGAATAGAAATGTTGTTTGTTATTTAATTCATTTGATAAAATAACAAATAAATTTTAGAATTATGTTTAGAATTATGTTTAGAAGTATGTTTATAATTATGTTTATACTTCATTAGCTGTACTTGATATACGGTTCAATTCAAAATCATTATTTATATGCAATCCTTGGCATTTATATACATTGCAAGTTGACATAACTAACACGTTTTTATTAAAAATTTTGATTTTTTTAAATTTTTTAAATACATTTTATATAACATTGTTTTCGATTAAATATTTATACGTCCTACTTCCTTTTTTTACTCTCCGTTTTGTCAACGGATTAATTATCCAAATAACATTATCTTGACAACCCTGCACATCTTCATTTTTATTTATTTCATTTAATTTATCTATATCATCATCTGTTAACTCACTTCTACACATTGAACATAATTTATGATTAGTCTCAATATGTTTATTTAAACATACTTGATGAAACGTATGATTACAATGTAAAGTAACCATCTTTATATTATCTAATACACTTGTATCATAACAAATATAACATTTATAGTCCATATTCATAAATTCTGAAAAATCAATATTTTCGTTCTTATCATCATCTGCTATATTTTCTGTATAATTAATATAGTTGTAATAATGTTGTAAAAGATCTATTACTCTTGAATAATTAATTATATAATTATCTATCTCAAAACATCTACAATTATAATACCCATACGGATATGTTTCTAACTGTTGATGAAGCTCGTTAAAAACTGTATCTATATTTACAAGTAAATAATTTTGAATAAATTGTTGAAATATAGGTATTTTTTCATTTTGCAAATACCTAATTAAACATGATATCCAAGTCTGATATTGTACATATACTGTATAATTTGGGTCATCTCTACCACCTGGCTCATATACATAAGGCGCATAATCTAAAAATGAATGAAACATTAACAATATTGTCTCAATTCCCATACTAGATGTCCACTTTTCAAACTTAGAATCACCCCATGTATTTAATATCGTTGAACAACATTTGCCATCTTCATAAAAATTAGGATGGATCCTTACAGAATCATGATTTATAAAAGTCACTTTTGGAGGACTAAAAGGATAATCTTCCGGAATATCAAAATTTAAACGTATAAACTTGTGTCTATATACACTTTCATAAGGCGCCTTAATAATAGCATATACCCTTGTAATATCTTCTTCATCAAAATATATTAAAAAATCATTATCTAATAAATTAGATTTATTATTCTGTTCAATATATAATTTATACAATTCTTTGAATAATCTATTATTTCTATTATTCATATATTCAATATGCATAATAAAAAATTTTTCAATTTATTAATTCTAATTAATTTCTCTTTTCCTTTGTCAATCATATCTTAATCATCTCTCTTTTTTAATTCTCCCTTTAAATACATCTCATATAATTTATCTTTAATTAAACCTTCCTTTTCTTTTTCTTTTTTCTTTGTTTCTTTTGTCTTTTTCTCTTTACTTTTTTCATTACTAATTTCCATTTTTTCTCTTATTGTATCTGGATGAGGAATATATATTATATTATTTTTTAATTGAACCGACCACGTTAAATTATTTGCTGTATTTACTAACATAATGTACTCAGGATAAACAACCTTCATTAATAACCCGCCCGTCCTAAATTGTTTTGTATCAGTATTATAATATCTAACCCATGTTTTAAATAATGGCAACATTGTTAATATCTTTTTATCTGCAATAGTTTTTAATGACACATATCCCACTAATTTTTGCTTTATTTCATCCAATGAATAATTATCCTGTACACTACCATAATACGGTTTTTTATAATTAGAATCAACAATACTCTTAAATGCAACTTCTCTGTTCACAACAGGAGCCTTCTTTTTACTCTGATTACCACTACCACCCTTTTTCCCTGTATTTTTTCCAGTATTTTTTCCAGTATTTTTTCCTACATACCTAATATCCCTGGCATCCACAGTTTCTGTCGTCTCTGTATAACCATCATAATATTCATTTGTATCATATTCTGTTGTATCGTACTGGGACGTATCGTATTGGGACGTATCGTAATGCGACGTATCGTATTGAGACGTTGTGTCTGCAGTGGTAGTAGACGATTCTTTTTTTTCAATAATCAACTTTTTCTTTCTATACATTCTCTTTATTAATCACTTTGAAAATTATTTTCTTATTTATTTTTCATTTTTTATTCCGATTATCATAAATTGATTATCTTGATTATATTATAAGCAATATACATAGATATGTTAGGCAATGACGCCGATGAAATTATACCAGGTTTATGGCTTGGAAATTATAAGCCAGCACTTGATCTTGATTTTATAAAAAATAATAATATTAATGTAATTATTAATTGTACTGCTGATATACCATTTTATAACGAAATGTTTGATACTAAATTAAAAATTGAAACTTTTAGAATATCAGTATACGATTCGCTTTTAGAAAAAGACATCTTATTAATGGAAGAATATTTTAAACATATATTACCATATATGCTAAAAAAATACATTCATGAAAAAAAAAGAATTCTTGTTCATTGTAAAGCTGGTGCTCAAAGATCAGCTATTGTCGTCGCCGCATTCCTAAAAATCCTATTAGACAAAAATCTCGTTCAAATCCCCGATATTCCTTCTTATCCACGATTCAACCAAAATGAACAATTTAAACATATTTACAACTTTTTATTAAAACGACGTCCACGTGTTTTTACATATGGCTTTAGAATTAATTTTGAACGTTCATATAAACGATTTTTTCATATTTATTAAAAATAACAACTTTTACGTCTTTTTGAAAATTTTGACATACCGTGTTTAATATCTTTCCACGTTACACCCGTTTTTTTATTTACATGAACAGCCTTTACATTCATCACTGCAGCCTCTATATAATGTTGAAAATTATCATCAAATAATAACATTTTTTCATATGGAATGTTTAGACGCTCATGTATTTTTGTAAACATTGGTATTTTGTTATAATCCTCATCTTTTATACATTGTCTACGCACCCTTTGCTGAATATCTTCAAAATAATGAATTATATTATTATCATATAATATATTGTCAGCATATGTATTTAAAGATGCTATTGACATTTTTATTTTATAATATCTTAAAAATTGTAAAATCTCTTTTGCATGAACTGAAAAATCATTTGAATATCTAAATATTAATGTATCATCTAAATCAAATATTACCAATTTACAATCCTCTAATACCTTTATATCCCGAAAATCAAACAAGTGTAACAAATGCGACATACTTAACTACCAATTTTCTTAATATTTCATCAATTTTTCATTTTATTTTATACTATAATGAAAAATTTTTTTAAATTTTCATAAAAGAAGTGTGCAACCACCTCAAGGTGATTTGTGCAACCACCTTAAGGTGATTGCATCTGATACCACCAGTTGGTCATACCCTTAGGTGTGGTAGTAATGGGTGTGTTAGCCATAGCCCTAGGTGATGTCGATGTCATACCTTTAGGTGTGGTAGTAATATTGGGTGATGGCATAAATGCAGCTGCTTGTACAGTTGATTGTGCAGTCGCCTTGGGTGTGGTTGCCTTGGGTGTAGTTGCCTTGGGTGTAGTTGCCTTGGGTGTAGTTGCCTTGGGTGTAGTTGCCTTGGGTGTAGTTGCTTTTGGAGAAGTCATAAACGCAGGTGCTTGTGCGACAGCCCTAGGTGACGTCGACGTTGATGTCGTACCCCTAGGTGTAGCAGGTGCTTGTGTGACAGCCCTAGGTGTGGTAGCTTTTGGGGATGTCATAAACGCAGGTGCTTGTGCGATAGCCTTGGGTGCAGCTGCAGGTGTAGATACTGGTGTAGCAGGTTTAGGAGCTACAGATTTTCTACCGCGTAAACTAGACCATAATGCATATTGACTTGTTCTCGCTTTTGCATTTTGTTCATATAAAACTAAATTTCCATCATTTTGCATGATTAATACATAAGGACCTCGACCCATATTATCAGTTCCAGCTGCCCATACAGGATTAGTTAATCTATCATAAACTACAAAATTTCCATCATATTGTTGTACTACAAATGTATATGGTCCATTTACTTTGGAATGTTCTAATGTACTCCATACAAGCGAACCATTCTTTCTATATACTTTAATACTTCCATCGTTTTCATTAAATATAACTCTGAAATTACCATTACTACTTACCAATCCTTTACACGTCTCTCTACATAATTCTGAAAATCTCGGCGTTGCAATTATGACTGGAGCAGGGGCTGGTGAAAGTGAAAATTGTTCTCTTTGCATTTTGCCATAGATTAAATAAACTAATACAGCAATAATAATAATGTATATCATCTTTTTATTAGTTAACAATTTTTTTAATCCCTTCAACATTTTTATATATTATATTTAAATAAAAAATTTTAACAAATTAATAAATTCAATAAATTAGTATATTATTTTGATATTTATAAATAAATTCCTCTATCGTCTCGATACTACTTTTATCTTTATTCCACCCCTTACACTTGTTAATAAATTTAAAACTATCACCACCTATATACTTTACCCTCCAACCATCTGATGCAGCCTTTAAGATAAACATGTACTTGTATAAAAATCGTACAATATAATCCAATCGTAACATCAATTCAATCACCCTTAATTTATTAATTATTACTAGTAAATTAAAAGTAAAATACTTCCATAAAATTGCGTTTATTTATAATTACCCATTTTATACTATTTTCATACACTAGGATAAAATACCCATTTTACAGATTTATCCTGTTCTGACATTTCAGCTACTATTTTTTTAAATATATCATCCTGTTGTCTTAATTTATCAACACTTTTTAACAAAGGAAAATATTTTGAAAACTCATGCAAACCTAATATCTGAAATAATTTATGGATACAATAAGAATAAGACAAAAAATTCTTACGACCCTGCGGTTTATATTTTTCATATGGCTTCTGTATCTGCTGAAACATAATCTTTATCTTTGTCTCTATCTCCGCTGTCAATTTAAATGGCGGTCTACCATTAATTCTATTTATTATACCTATTACATTATCATAATATTCATTTAAATTAAGCCTCTTTAAATATCTCTTTACCTTGTCCTCCGTCAATAAATTAAGATTCACTATCTTTTCCTTCTTCGCCTGTAAAATCACCTTGTCCAAAACCTCCTGGGGTATAACTCTATTCTCCTTTGACTGAAAACGCCGAAGCCAATCGTCAAGATGCGTCATTTTGTCATAAGTGAACTGTGGTCTGTATTCGTAATCCCGCATCTCTTTAAACGATAAATCTTCAGCTTGTATAACAGCATTGTCACATAATCCACAAGATGAACATACCAAATACCCCTCGTCTGTATCATATAATACATTGCACCTCGGACAATACAACTTTTCACTTAATGTCTTCTGACTACAACACTTGTTTTCAAATTTAATCATATACTCGTCAATTAAACGATTTTTTTTATTTATTATATCATTTAATTCATCAGACTCTTGCTCCTCCTTTTCTAATAAAACACTTTCTTGCTGTTCTAATATAACATACTCTAACATAATATTAGATGACTCTAATAAATATTCTATCTCGTCTTCCCCACTTTCAATCGTCTTATATTCACCCTCTAACTTTTTCATCTCATATGTTATATTATGCAACTTTAAATTAATGTCCGATACATTCTCATCATTTAAAATCTTATATGATTTATCCTTTGACAACTTGTTAAATTCACGTTTTAAACCGTTTATCTTATCATTTACCACCTTTAATCTACCCTCCTTGTTTTTAAACTCTTCTATACGCTTTTCATGCCTATGCATTATAGAATGAACACTCTTTGATTTATTATTCACAAAATTCCCATACTTTTTTGAATAATTTGGCGTACCATGCTTCTCTTTTTTCTTCCTCATCCCCAATAAGATAAACTCTATTATTCTTTTGTTTTTAAACCAATTTAATTACATTTATTCACATTAATTACGATAAAAATACAAATATCGAAGAACAAGAAAAAAATCCTGCTAAAATAACTTTACTAAAGATATCGACTACAAAATAATTTTACACAACTTGGTCAGTTCACTTTCTAATTATTGTAGATTTAATTTAATTTTTAATAATTTCATCGATTTCATCCATTTTCATTTTAATATCTGTTTGTAAATTATTTAAAGTGTCTTCTAATTTATATATCCTTTCCCCTAATTGTAATTGATGTTTAATAACTTCATTTTCAAAATATAAGTTATTAATTTTATCCTCCATATTTTTTACACTTTCATATGTATATACATTCACATCCAAATCCTTTTCATTATAAAAAGTTTTTACTTTTTCATCTATTATAACAAATATATAATCTATATATTCAACAAATATATTATTTACTTTGTTTATAGTTTCCGTTGTTTCTATTTGACTTAGAATCTCATTTTTCAATTCATAAAATGTATGCTGTATATACTTTTTAAACTCGATGTAATTTAAAAAATCCTTTAATATATATTTCTTTAAATTTAAAGTAGTATTTAATACATCAAGCTTATTCTCAATCAAATTAAATTTATTCGCTATATCAATGTTTTTCATAGTATATTATAACCTTCAAGTTACAGTTCTCTTACATTATCTTTACACATTTTTAACGAATTAAAAACAACATCTTGCGTTAATTTTTTCTAAAAAAATTATTACTAGTTCTTAAATGTCAAATAAACAAAAAGTCATTGATTACCTTTCTGAAGACCCCATTATCACAGGTCAAAAATTTGCTCTAGTAAGTATTGTCGGCCCTCATATGCCCCAAAAATGTGATATATGGGCCCTTAAAATTAGAGGTGTTGCTGATTCATTAGAAAAAGCAAAAGCAATGTCACAAAAACTTATGAAAACAGATCAAGACTATGATATTTATACAGTAGAAGTTGGCAAATTTTTCCCTCTTGTTGTAGAACCTCATGAAGTTGCAGAAGTAGAATATCAAAATGAACAATTAAATCTTTTAATTAAAAATTATTTACAAAATAGAGAATCTGCAAATGAATTATGGCATCAACGAAAAAATCAGATGATCAAAGATGCTATTAGAGAAGGCAAAAATCAAGAAGAATTAGCCAATAGACCAGAACATCCTATTTCCGTTTTACAAAGAATTAACAATTTTGAAAATTCTATTAAACAAATGAATGAAGATTTAGTTGAACTACAAAAAGATTTAGAATTAAGTAGACAAAAATATGCAAATTATACTGAAGAAGAACGTAAAATTGCTGAAAATGAATTAAAGAATGCAATTGAATCTGAAGTAAATAAAAACAATGGTGCTAGTAGCAATAGTAGCACAGAAGCCAATGATTTATCATTACAAGATATTAGAACTCAAATTATTTCTGATATTACTGGAGAAACATCTCGAGAAGAAAACTTGACTGAAATTGAACAAATCATGGCTGATTTGAAATTAAATGAAAATGAATTAAAAGAACTAAATGCTATGAAAAATTCTCTTGATCCTTCTACATCACCTAATGTATATAAACGTACATTAGAAAATATTAAAAATATTGAACAATCTATTAGTAATCTTAAAGAAAAATTAACCAATAAAGAAATGGTAAATAAATACATTAATTCCAATTATTCTGATTCTAAATATGAGTATTTACAAAGTTCTACACATCCTAATGTTTAAATAATTTAGTAAAATATATATTATATAATTTTTTACTAAATAAATTTTTAATTAAATTGAGTATATTTAATACTTTTTTTATGAACAATCATTTCTGTATATTTAAACATATTTAAACTTTCTCTTTCCTTTTGCCATTCTTCATGAGAAATTCTATTATAACATTTCATATATAAAATAGAATCAATTTGAGATCTATCATACTCATTTCGACTATACGTCTCTACTATATTAATATTATCCATATTAAAATTTACACGTTTCATATTTATTATTATTATTATTATTATTATTATTTTATTATTTTAAACTTATGTACTTGTTTGTTTACTTATTTGTTCACGTAAGGGTTATCTAATAATTGACCTAATAAATCTGGTTCCAATCTTGATTGATATATATTTCTATCCATTCCTACCTTTTCTTTATCTATTTCACCAATTGTTTGTTTATCTATTATAACCTGATATGTTTTAGAAATGTTCTTATCACGTACATCTTCATCTTCTTTTAATCCCATATTATCTGTATGCTTGACATCTCCATATGATGTCGCTCCACTTGATATTTGGAACTTTTGAGGCCCTCCAGCTCTTTCACCTGACACAGCCTGTTCTTTATGATCTCTTATTTCGGCATTATCATAATTTAATCTTGAAGTATGAGCAATATCCTTGTCTGCTATTCCAACATAATCTAATGCGTGTAATGGCGTTGTAGGAACAGCTTCATATTTAGTTACAGTATAACCCATACCCAATGGCATATTAATAGGACTAATATATTTATTATCTACCAAGTTTTGTTTTTGAGTATCCTTCACTTCTATTCCAGTAATACCTACATCATGTGATTTTGATAATCCCATATCAAATGTCGTCTTTACATTTCCTATTTGTTGATAATTCATTCCATCTTGTCTAAGTGTCGCTTTAGCTTCATCTTGCAATTGTGGTACAGAACCACGCTCCGTCTTATATGGATTCAATAACTGCCCTTCACCAGTTGTTGTTCGCTCCGTTGTCACAGGTGTTATTGCATTACGACCATAATCATCTGCACTTTTAATACCACTTACATTACGTATATAATCATTTTCATAATTCATTCTCTTTGGAACTTGAGCCAAAGCATCTAATATTTCTTCACTATTATCTATTGATCTCACACGTCTCGTCATCTTGTTAAAATCATTTTGACCAGCTATTCCATAATATTCCATATTATATTCACCTCTTGATGTATTCTTGAATCCAGTTGTAAAATCTTCATCTGATTTAATTCCAATGAATTGACCAGGACCTTTAAACAAATGATCTTGTGTCATTTCATAAAATGTATCCGGTCTCATCTTTTTAAATTCACCCAATATACCCCTTTCTTCCCCTTCTTTACCTGATAATACACGACCTTCATATGTTTCCTTTAATCTATTACCAACTCGTAGTTCATTTACATCTTTATATTGTGGCAAAATATTATTATCATATGTTCCCGCCTTTGGTGCAGAAATTCGCATCGGATCAAATGGCTTTTCATTTTGCCTAAATACAGATTGATTATATCTATCCATATCCACATTATTTGTAAATATAGGCATTCCATATATATTCTCTTCCACCTTATCAAATAATGGTCCAACTTCCTTTTTATGCTGAAATGTCGATACATTACCTGAATACAAATCTAATAAAGATTCATTTGCAAAAGTTTCTACATTCTGTTTCATAGCACCTCCAAAAAATGGAACCATATTATTATGTGACCTATCTAACTCTTTACCAGTCAATAAACTAACTTCTTTATCTGGAATCTTTTCTACACCCTCAGTTATCTTAATTCCTTGCATATATTCATTAAATTCCTTAAACATTGGCCTTTCTTCTAATTTTGCTAAAGGCCTGTTTAATTGAGTCACATCCACATTTCTATTTATATTATCCAATTTTGCTATATCACTATATGATAATACATCCTTATCCGTTCCTTTCAAAATATCATCGTTTCCTTTCTGAGTACGAAAAGAATTATAAAATGGTGGAATAAATCCAGTCATCTCAGATTGTTCAGCATCCTTATAATTTTTCAAGGATTTTTCTAAAATCTCTTCATTTGCCTCATCTACAACATTTGATGAATATATATTCTTACCATTTGGTTTATCAAATGCCGCTAATTCATTTTGTAAACTTTCTATTTGTCTTGAATTTTTCCCCTGTTTACTAAAAAAAAATCCAACTAATGCAGTTAACCCAATCAAAGGCAATGTTAAATCACTCATTGATAATTCTTTACTATTATTAATAAATAAATAATTATTAATAAAATAAATAAAAAAAAATATTATTACAAATCTAAAAAAATTCCATTGGGGTTTCGATTTACTTATTATGATTAATGACAATATTACTGTTCTAACTACGTAACTATGTTCATTGATGCTTCGATTTACTTATTATTAATAAGTACTACACTGTTACTAACTGGGGATATATACAAAATTATTAACTATACAAAATCATTAATTATTACTAATTTTTTTATTACTAAAATTTCATTTACTACTAAAATTTCATTTACTACTAAAATTTCATTTACTACTACTAAAATTATTACTAACTACTTTTTTGTTACTATGTTTTATTATTATTTTGTTTTTTTCAATCTTCTTCTGAATCGTATTTTTATTATTTTATTATGTTATATGTACATATTATTATACACTTTGTAAACACGTTATAAACACGTTATAAACACGTTATAAACACGTTATAAACACGTTATAAACACGTTATAAACACGTTATAAACACGTTTATAAACACGTTTATAAGCACTTTTATAAGTACTTTTATACCCATCCGATAAATTTCTTCAAAACAGATTTATCTAGAGTATAAACTTTTTCTCTTACTTTGTCTAATGTAATTCTTTCTCCACTAATTTTATAGATTGCATGCAATTGCCTTAGAGTCTTATAATACATATGACCTTCTTTAATTTCAACTGTATGTTTTATATGACTTTCTTTATATAATTCATAAATTGTTAAAATAGCCTTGTTTAATGAATGTTGTGCAACTGAAAATGTAAAATAATATTCGTTATAATTATCAACTAATTGTTGTAACCTTTCTGCATCTCCAATCAACTCTAAATATCTTACTCCTATCCTTGGAACATTTCCTCTAATCATTTTTAGATTTTTGTATTCTTCATAATCAATTCTATAATTAGAATAAGTATTATTTTCATTATAAATTTTAATAATAACACCTCTCTTTTTATCGTTATAAATCATTTTTTCATCATCAGATATAACCTCTGTTCTTTTAATACTCTCACACTCTTTAAATATATTATCAAAATCTTCCTCAAATGTTTCATTATGAATTCTTGAAATATAAACAAGACTGTTCTGTTCATGTTTTACAACAATACGATTATCTATGTCCAATATAATAAAATGATAAGTATAATTTTTATCTAAATCTTGTAAATATTTTTCATCAAATATATCCCAAAACATATCTGAAAAACTTTTCATACTCGTCCAATAACTTGAATTTGCATTAATACATCTAGTTGTAGCCGTATACCACACATCCTTATAATTATACAATCTAATCACTGTTCCATCTTCACAATACTCCATACTAATATCATTCACATTTTTATCTTCAATTATACTTTCTAAATCATTCCAATCGTTTAATTTTTTTATTTTATTATATGCCATACAAACAACTTTATTTGTCTCTTTTTCTAAAATAATTCCTTGACATTGTTCAACTAATTTTACATTTCTATTTTCATTTACAATTTCATTTTCTTGTTTAATTTCCTCTTCATTTACCTTGCTACTAACTACCAAATATAAATCACTTTGCTTATCTTGACCCTCCTTTATATAAATGTTATTTCTTCTACACAACTCCTTTACTTCATCAAATTTACGATTTCCAACAAATTCAATCACTTTAGATATATCAGTCTTTGCAATTTTATTATTCAACATAATAATATTTTTAAAATAAAAAAAAGTTATTCATTTTTTTTTCGTTGGTCAATTAAGAATTTTAACGAAATTTATTTTATATAAGTTTCGTTAAAAGTCGTTACATTTCGTCACATTTCGTCACAATTTGTTTAAGTAATTTTTATAAATTTATCAATTGTATTACCTGTTATAACTGTAGTTTTATCAATTTGAGATTGTAATCTATTTTTTGCATCTTCAATTCGTTTATCATCTAAATTTTGAACAACTGTCTTATCAATAATATCATTAAATAATTTAGCATTCGCATTTTTAACATTTTTAATATCAATTTCTTCAATATAATCTCTTGAAACAAACATAGGATATTCTACCATTTTTAATATTTTATTTTCATTTGACATATTTCTAAACTCCTCGATTGTCAATTTTCCTCCAAACATTTGCAAACTTGCTCTAGGTGGTGCCATTATAATATTTGATGACAACTTTAATTCACCTGTAATTTTTTTATACAATAGTTTTATTAAATAATCATTTGTATATTTAGTAGGATTATCATTTTTATACGCCATTAAACATGAAAAACTACAAAACACACCCTTTACTCTAAATTTCTTATCACTTTCACTATAATGCACAGGTAATCCTAATGGCACCGTATCAAATTTGTGACAACACCACCAACAACATACATCCGTTTGATATAACCAATCTGTATTATTTATAAACTTTCCTAATATTTCAAAAAATCCTGCCACCCCTCTTGATTCTTGATCATCATCATTTTTCACTACTTTATCATTTGATTCAACATCACAATTCTCATCTGTTAAACTATTATGAAAATCTTCCAATTTAGAAATCAATAGCTTGTCTTGTTTTTCACGAAATTTCAATCTATCTTTATACAAATCTCGTAAATCAGAATCATTATCTATAAAATCACTTATAATAGAATTATCACTTTCTAAAAAATCTGAAAGAATTATATCATTTTCATCACCTTCCTCATAACCTATAATATTATTGTTTATTTCAAATAACTCATCAGATTCTTCCTGATTTTCTTTAACATCTAAATGCAATATAAAATTATTGCTATCTTGTAATACAGTTGTTAATGGAATTTGTTTCCTAATAGAAGAACTAAAAAATTTAACTGCTGCCTTGCGACCTCGTTTTTTCTTTTGTTTAACTTCCTCAACAACTTGTTCCTTCTTCTTTCTTCCTCGTTTCTTTTTATCCTGTACATTTGTATCAACTTTTGACACTTCTTCAACATTTTTCTTTGGACGACCCTTTTTCTTTTTTACTTCAACTACATTAACATCATTTGCATCATTTGCATCATTTGCATTTACCTTTTGTTCGGTATTATTCATATTATTTGTAATTACTATTCTTATATTTTTTAATTTTTTTATTTTTTTATTGTTAATAACTTTGTTCATAAATTTTATTTTATTTGTAAAATAATAAATATGAATTCTCAAATATCTGAAAACCAACCCTGTCCCAATTTATTAGATATTTTAGATTTTCTTAAATTTCCCAGTGAAAAAGAACTCTCTGATTCAACTTCAACTACTTCATTAACATCTGAAGTACCATCTGAAGTACCATCCGAAACACCATCTGAAGCACCATCCGAAGTCCCGTCCATTGTACCTTCTGAAACAGAAATCTCGTCCATTGCACCTTCTGAAACAGAAATCTCGTCCATTGCACCTTCTATTGCACCTTCTATCGCATCTTCATTTATCACACCATCTAAAACAGAAGTCCAGTCAGAAGTTCCATCTTCTATTGAACCATCTGAAACACCGTCTGAAGTATCAGAAGTCCCATCTTCTATTGAACCATCTAAAACACCTTCTGAAATAGTAACTAAACCTAGTAAACCAGTTGCAAAACCTATTACTCCAGGTGCCATACCTTCTCCAGTAAAACCAGGCGCTAAACCATCACCACCTAAACCAGGCGCTAAACCATCACCACCTAAACCAGGCGCTAAACCATCACCACCTAAACCAGGCGCTAAACCATCACCACCCAAACCTGCTGCTAAACCATCACCACCCAAACCTGCTGCTAAACCCGCTGCTAAACCATCACCATCTAAACCTGCTGCTAAACCCGCTGCTAAACCATCACCACCCAAACCTGCTGCTAAACCCGCTGCTAAACCATCACCACCCAAACCTGCTGCTAAACCCGCTGCTAAACCATCACCATCTAAACCTGCTGCTAAACCATCACCACCTAAACCTGCTAAACCTGTTGCTAAACCATCACCACCTAAACCTGCTAAACCTGTTGCTAAACCATCACCACCTAAACCTGTTGCTAAACCCGCTGCTAAACCATCACCACCCAAACCTGCTGCTAAACCCGTTGCTAAACCATCACCACCTAAACCTGTTGCTAAACCCGTTGCTAAACCATCACCACCTAAACCTGTTGCTAAACCCGTTGCTAAACCATCACCACCTAAACCTGTTGCTAAAC